TTTTTTCAAGCAGAAGACGGCATACGAGATTCGCCTTAGTCTCGTGGGCTCGGAGATGTGTATAAGAGACAGGGATATACGTATGCCTTTAAAGATAATAAGTTCTATGGACTTCCCTATGAGGTGAATGAAAACATCTCCCCAGAAGGGGTTGCAGACTGGGTGAAATCCATTACCAGTTATAAACCCCGTGACTACCAGTTGCATGGTATCTACGCCGCTCTGAGGTCCAATAGGAAGTTGATTGTATCTCCTACTGCATCTGGTAAGTCTTTGATGATCTATGCCTTGGTGGCATACTACACACAGAAACACGAAAATATATTGATTGTTGTTCCTACTACATCCCTAGTGGAACAGATGTATAAGGATTTTGCAGACTATGGGTTTGATGTAGGAACCAACTGCCATAAGATATACGCTGGTAGAGAAAACACAACAGATAAACAAGTAACTATTACAACCTGGCAATCTATCTACAAGTTACCTAAAACATACTTTCAGAAGTATTCAGTGGTGATTGGGGATGAAGCACATAACTTCAAGTCCAAGTCTCTAGTATCCATTATGAGTAAGTTGTGTGACGCCAAGTATAGATATGGGTTCACAGGTACTTTAGACGGGTCACAGACCCATAAGTGGGTGTTAGAGGGGTTGTTTGGTCCTTCATACAATACCATCAGAACAAAAGAGTTGATGGAGGCAGGTCATGTTGCCAAATTGGACATCAAAGTTCTCCTACTGAAACATGATGAACAAATCTTTCCAAGATTTGAGGATGAAATCCAATACCTAATTGGACATGAGAAGAGAAACAAGTTTATCAGTAACCTAGCATTAGACCTGAAGGGTAACACTCTAGTTCTCTTTGCTAGGGTGGAGAAACATGGAGAGGTCCTCTATAATCTAATAAATAGTAAGGCAGAAGAGGGTAGGAATGTCTTCTTCGTCCATGGTGGTGTTGATGTAGAGTCAAGGGAACAGGTACGAACTATTACTGAAAGAGAGAACAATGCAATCATTATTGCCTCTTATGGAGTTTATAGTACAGGTATTAACATTAAGAATCTACACAACGTTATCTTTGCTTCACCATCCAAATCACGCATCAGAAACCTACAATCAATTGGTAGGGTATTGAGGAAAGGTTCAAATAAGGATAAGGCAATGCTATATGACATTGCTGATGATTGTACAAAGGGTTCAAGAAGGAACTACACACTAAACCATCTTATAGAGAGGATCAAGATTTACAACAATGAAAAGTTCAACTATGACATAGTAAATATTAATGTAAGGTAATCTTATGAATGAGGTAAGGCTAGCATCAATCAAGTTAGATAGTGGTGAAGAGATTATATGCTATGTCTTAGATGTAGTAGATAGGGGTCTCAATAAGAACCTTGTAATTAAGGATCCACTTAAAGTTGAATATGTAGAAAGTACTAGAAAGAAAGCATATAAATTTACTCCATGGTTCTTACTAACTACAAGTAGGGAACATGAAATAGACATGAATAAGATCTTTGCTATCACAGGTGTCTATGATGAAGAAGTTAAAAAAGAATACACTAAATCATTTCACTTACAGATTGGACCACACAATTACAACCATACCAGTGAAACGGGTTATGTTGGATCAGTGAATAGGTTTAGAAAACTTCTGGAGAAGATCTATAAGGAGGTGCCAAGTTCTCCTGATGAATGCTAAGCGACCCCTTTTCAACTCCACAAGAGTATTATAACGACCACCGGTTCAAATGGCAAGTATGAACCCCAAGGGATTATTGTGTTATAATATAGACATACTCAGATCCTAAGGAAATGACATGGCAAAAGCTAAATCAGAACACTACGTAAATAACAAAGAGTTACTAGCAGCACTCATCGATTATCGTGATAGGGTAGATATTGCAAAGAGAAGAGACTTACCTAAACCACGTATCAGTAACTACGTAGGAGAGTGTTTCCTTAAGATCGCCACCCACCTTTCATACAAACCCAACTTCGTTAATTACATGTTCCGTGAGGACATGATCTCGGATGGTATTGAGAACTGCGTACAATACATCCATAACTTTGATCCTAATAAGTCTAGGAATCCTTTTGCCTACTTCACTCAGATCATCCACTATGCTTTCCTGCGTAGGATCCAGAGAGAGAAGAGACAACTAGATATCAAGAACAAGATTGTCGAGAAGACTGGTTTTGAGTCTCTGATGACAAGTGACACTAACTTGACAAACGAGTATAGGAACGATTATAATGCCATCAGGGAAAACATTATCAACAAACTAAACTCATGAGTCTGATTGCTGTTATCACTGATACACATTATGCGGCGAGAAAGGGTGCTCAGTATCTACACGATCACTTTGAGAAGTTCTACTCTCAAGTATTCTTTCCTACCCTGAAAGAAAGAGGTGTGAAGACTATTCTTCATATGGGTGATGCCTTTGATAGTAGAAAGTCTATTGGGTTTGAGTCTTTGAATTGGGCAAAGAGAGTGGTATTTGAACCCATGAGAGAATATGATACCCATATGATCGTAGGAAATCATGATTGTTACTACAAATCTACCAACAGGACTAACTCCCCAGACCTTCTACTGAAGGACTACGACAATATCACTACCTACCATAGTCCTACAGAGGTAACTCTAGAGGGTATGGATACACTTCTACTGCCTTGGATTTGTGATGAGAACAGGGAAGAGTCCCTGAGGATGATTAAGAACTCTACATCTAAGTTTGCTGCTGGTCACCTAGAACTGGATGGGTTTGAGGCATACAGAGGACATACTTACAGGGATGGTAAGTTAGACAATGGAGTATTCGACAACTTCGATAAAGTATTCTCTGGACACTTCCACACTCGTTCAAACAACGGAAAGATATTCTACACAGGTAATCCCTATGAGATGTTCTGGAATGATGTAAATGATACTAGAGGATTTGTATTACTAGATACCGAAACCCTAGAGTTTGAGTATGTGAATAACCCACACACCCTATTCTCTGTTATCTACTATGAAGATACTAACTATAAACTCTTCAACGCCAAAGAATACGAAGGTAAGATTGTAAAGGTTATTGTCAGGAAGAATACTGATAGGAAACTCTTTGATAAGTTCCTAGACAAACTTATGAAGACAAATATCCTAGACATGAAGATCGTAGAGAACTTCAATGTTCAGGAGGGTGAAGACTTCCAGGTAGAAGATATTGAGGAGAACACTCTATCAATCCTCAATCGATATGTGGATGAGGCGGACTATGAAGATAGTTCAATTCAGAAAGATGATATTAAGAACCTTATCTCTCAGATCTACCGAGAGGCATGTGAGGTATGAGAGACGCATGTTATATCATTACCGCATCAGAAGCAAAGGGTATGGATGTATACACCATCAAATCTGAGGGTGTGAAGAATGTTCTAATCTTTGAGAAAGGTGAAGACGCTGAGAGGTATGTTATAATGTTGAATGAAGATGAAGGATACATTGTGGGTGAGACACTAGAACTAGAAGTTTATGAGGTTCCACTATCTGCCGTGGTAGAATCCCTGAACGAGAAAGGTTATAGTTACATCTATGTGAAACCCGATGACCTGTTTATTCCACCTGATGCCAAGAAAGTTTAATTATGTTGTTGTTTAAAAAACTGAGATGGCAGAACTTCCTATCCACTGGAGACAAGGGTATTGAAGTTGATTTCCTAATGAATAATACCAATCTTATCATTGGTAGTAATGGTGCTGGTAAAAGTACCCTTTTGGATGCTCTTACCTTTGTTCTATTCAACAAACCATTTCGCCGTATCACCAAACCTCAACTAGTTAATAGTATCACTGAGAAGAAGTGTGTAGTTGAGATTGAGTTTGAAACAAACAATAAGAACTACTTGGTTCGTCGTGGAATCAAACCCAATGTATTTGATATCGTAGTAGATGGGGAACTACTAGACAAGCGTGGTGATGATAGAGATAACCAGAAACTATTAGAAGAGAATATTCTTAAGGTCAATTATAAATCATTCACTCAGGTCATTATCCTTGGAGCATCTACCTTTGTTCCCTTTATGCAACTCACTGCCTCTAATCGTAGAGATGTGATTGAAGATCTACTAGACATCCGTGTGTTTAGTCAGATGTCAGGTATAGTCAAGGATCGTATCAGACAACTCCGTGAAGATATTAAACTCCTAGATCTCAAGAGAGGTTCTCTTAGGGATAAATCTGAGATGCAGAAGAACTTCATCAATGAGATTACTAAGAAGGGTGAGAGTAATATTGAATCTAAAGGAGAGAAAATCAAGACTCTATTGTTTCAGAAACAATCCTTAGAATCTGAAAATATCACTACCCTAACCAAACTCAAAGAACTCCAAAGTGAGTTGGAGGGTTTGGAGGATGCTTCTGATAAACTGCGTAAGTTAGGTAGTCTGAGGGGTAAGATCTCCCAGAAGATTACTACACTTACTAAGGAACATAAGTTCTTCAAAGACAATGCTTCCTGTCCTACTTGTACCCAGGATATTGATGAGGAGTTCCGTAGTGTCAGACTAACTGAGTTGGGTGATAAAGCAAAGGAGATGAACAAAGGGTTCAAAGAACTAGAAGATACTATTGAACGTGAAGAGAACCGAGAGCAAAAGTTCAAGAGTATCTCCAAACAAATCCTAGAACTAAACACACAGGTAAGTACCAACAACACAAAGAATACCAGTATCAGTATGAATATTGGTGATCTTGAGAGTGAGATAGAGTCTATTCGACACTCCATTGATAACCAAACAGAGGAGAAAGAGAAACTAGATCGTTTCCAAGATGATCTATCCAGAGTATTTGATACCCTCTCCACCAGAAACTCTGAGATGGATAATAACAAGTTTGTCTATGAGTTACTAAAAGATGGTGGAGTAAAGACTAATATCATTCGTAAGTACATCCCATTCATCAACAAACAGGTGAATAGATATCTACAGATGATGGAGTTCTACATCAACTTTGAGTTAGATGAAGAGTTCAACGAGACTGTAGTATCACCTATTCATGAGAACTTCTCCTATTCTTCCTTCTCTGAGGGTGAGAAGATGAGAATTGACTTGGCACTTCTATTCACATGGAGAGAAGTTGCTAGGGTTAGAAACTCTGTGAATACAAACCTTCTAATTATGGATGAGGTGTTTGATAGTTCTCTTGATGGTTTTGGAACAGAAGAGTTCCTCAAAATCATCAGATATGTTGTCCAAGATGCTAATGTATTCATAATTAGTCACAAACAAGAACTCCACGAACGTTTCGATAGTGTTCTACGATTTGAAAAGGATCGTGGGTTTTCCAAACTAACTCTAAATAAAACAAACGATTAAATCTTATGAAAAGGTTCTTGTTATTTGGTGCATTGTTTGCACTCGTCGGTGCTGGATTGTCACATGGTCAGTTCCATCTCTACAACTCTTCTGTACCTCATGTCCATGAAAACGGAGTAGTTCATTCACACTAATGGATAATATTTACGTGAGGGAGGTACTTTCTCCCACTGATCTTCAGAAGATCAGAAATAATTATGAAGGTTTAGTTTGGCAAAGTGGAACAGTTACCTCTTCTAGTAAACATAAGATAAACCAACAAGCTATAACCAACAATCCTGCGTATCTTGAAATTGATAAGTTACTTGTAGATAAGTTCTTTGAAGATTCAGAACTCTACTATGTTACTTTATTTAAAGAGATTACTAGGACTATTATCTCCAAAATGGATGTGGGAGGTAAGTATGGAATCCATACTGATGCACCAGAACTAGGTCACTACTCTACTACAACCTTTCTATCAGATCCTTCTGAATATGAAGGTGGTGAACTATGTCTCAAGGTAGACAGTGAGGTGAAGAAGTTTAAACTACCAGCAGGACATTCAGTTACATACTTAACAGGAATTCCTCATTGCGTGGCACCAGTAGTGGGGGGTACCAGATTAGTGGCAATTAATTGGATTACCAGTGCATATTCGGATATCTTGGATAGAGAATTTGCAGGTGATATTGAAAGAATTTATGATATTACTAGAGAAGACAATACTGT